CAGAATCTTTTTAGTGACTTTCTTTGAAATCAAGCGATTAGGAGCCAATCCGTTTTATGTACGTAAAACGGCAGTCTCCTTTTCGCCTCATATTCGCCTAAGGGCGAAACGCGTACCGTTGCGCGCAATCAGCGGGTTCAATCCGTAGGAAACCTAACCTATGTCAACTCCTGCAAACGCACTAGACACGCAAACGCTAGCCGATTACCGGGCCATTCGTGAGGGTCGCGTGCAAACGAAAACCGAAACGACTCCTGCACCTGAAAAAGCGGCGGACGAGAAAACGCCTGCCGCTGTTGAACCTGCGGAGTTAACAGAAGGCACCGAACCCGAGGACAAAGAGGAAAGCAAACCCGAAGTCGATAAAGAACAGCGCAAGCGCGAGCGATTGGACAAGCGGTTTTCGGAGCTCACGCGGGAACGAGACGAAGCACTCAGGCAACTGACCGAGGAGCGATCACGCCCCGGCTCTGGGCCTCAGAAAGATGCTTCGCAAGCTGGCGAGAAATCGCCGGCGGTGATAGCGGACCCGAATGACCCGGAACCGGATGCGGCGAAATTCACCGATTATCTCGAGTGGCAGAAAGCCTGGAACCGTTGGGATCGTCGGCAGGATCAACGCGCGCAAGCGGCCGCGGAGCAAAAACGCAAAGCGGCCGACGACGCGAAGTCACGCGCGAGCGCATGGGAAGAGAAGGTAATCGCAGCTCGAGTAAAACACGACGATTATGACGAGGTCGCACTCGCTAATAATCTGCCGATCACTCAGACGATGGCTCAAGCCATTACGGATACCGATCTCGGAACTGAACTCCTCTATCATCTAGGGCAAAATCCTCTCGAGGCCGCGCGCATTGCGAAGCTCTCGCCGGTCGCGCAAGTGCGCGAAATAGGCAAGCTCGAAGCGAAGCTCGCGCCGGCCTCTACGTCCGACGAGAAATCTCCTTCTGAAACGAAACCTGTCTCGCAAGCTCCCAAGCCTGTTAAGGCTCTCGCGGGCGCGGCCGCGGCGTCTGCCAGTGGTGCGCGCAACCTCGAAGGAATGACCCAGAAGCAATACCGCGAATATCGCGAATCCGGGAAGCTCTGAACGCTTGCGAGGACTCACCGCGGCCGTGGCCGCGCGCTCTAGGAGTCTTTCAACTTGGCAAATACGATCCTCACTCCGACGATCATCACGCGCGAAGCGCTGATGTTGTTGGAAAATTCGCTCACTTTCACCAAGCAAATCAACCGGCAGTACAGCGATAAGTTCGCTGTATCTGGCGCGAAAATCGGCAACACGCTGGATATTCGCGTTCCGGCTCAGTACACCGTCTCGAGCGGGCCGAATCTCGCAACGCAAGACTTCACGGAAACGATGGTTCCGCTCGTCGTAAACCAGCAGAAGCACATCGATGTAACCTTCTCCTCGCTTGAGCTCACGCTCTCGATTGACGATTTTTCCAAGCGCGTGCTCGCGCCGCAAATCGTGCAACTCGCTAACCAGATCGATATGGATGGCCTCGCTCAGTACGTCAATATCTACAACTCGGTTGGCGTGCCGGGCACCGCGAACTCGACGTTTGCTCCGTTCCTGCAAGCGGGCGTCGCACTCGATAACACCGCAACGCCGCGCGACATCACGGCGCGCAATATCGTCCTCTCTCCGCAAGGGCAAGCGGACGCGGTCGGCGGACAATTCACGACATCGTTCAACGATCAGGACACCATCGGCAAACAGTACCTCAACGGCACGATGGGGCGCGCGCTCGGCTTCAAATGGTCGATGGATCAGAACGTCGCGGTGCAAACGGTCGGGCCGCTCGGCGGCACTCCGGCGGTGAACGGCGCCGCGCAAACCGGCGCGAACCTCGTCACGAACGGCTGGACGGCTGCGGCCGCAGTGCGGTTGAACGTCGGCGACATTTTCACCATCGCCGGCGACTATGCGGTCAATCCGCTTTCGAAGCAGTCAACGGGCAAGCTCCTGCAGTTTGTCGTCACGGCGCAAACCTCAAGCGATGGCGCAGGGAACGCAACGATTCCCATTTCGCCGCCGATCGTTGTAACCGGACCAATGCAGAACGTCACGGCTTCGCCGGCCAATGGCGCGGCGATCACCGTTGTCGGGGCGGCTAACTCTACCACTCCGCAAGGTCTCGCATTTCACCGGGATTTCCTCACATTTGCGAGTGTCGATCTCGAGGATGTGAGTAAGTACGGGGCATGGGGCGCGCGGGTTTCCGACGAGCAGCTTGGGATCTCGATGCGTATCGCGCGCCAATACGCTATCTCAACCGATCAAGTGCCGTGCAGAATTGATATCCTGTACGGCCACAAAGTCGTTCGGCCGTCCTGGGCGACGCGCATCCAAGGGAGCAACACGTAAACCTAATTGAGTGGCGGGCCGGCGGCTCGCCACTCCCACAAAGGAGGAAACAAAAATGCCTTACATCGAGTACCCCAAAGCACTCAGACACGAAAAGCACGGCCACAAAACCGTGCACAACAAAGAGCAAGAGGACGCGGCGCGGGCCGAAGGCTGGGCCACGCACACCGAAATAGAAGCCCAAAAGCAGGCGGACGCGGACGCGCCGGCGGCAGTCGATCCGGCGGCGGTGGATGACGCCTCGGCCGGCGTGATTGAAGACGCGGCGGACGCGGACGAAGACCCCGGCGCGAGCGGCACAAAGCGCTCCGGCAAGCATAAGAAGTAAGGCTGGAACATGGCAGGCTCAATTGGCACAACCGTTTTGGATCTCGTAACTGAAGCGCTCTCAATCCTCGGCGTGTACAGTCAGGGCGAGAACCTCGACGCGGCCGATCTTGCCTCCGCCATGTTCACGCTTGCGGCACTGATCGACGGATACGGGGCTGAGAAGTTAAAGCGCTTCCAAATCACGCCGGCGACGTTCGCGACGTCGGCACTTCAGGCGAGTTACGTTCTCGGGCCTGGCTCCGTCGATTGGGCCACTGCGACACTGCCGGCGGACATCGACTCCGCCGGCTACTATACGGACCCGACGCAAACGCTCGAGCTGCCGATTCGCATCGTTGATCGGCCGGAGTACGATCGCAACGCGCTGAAGACGCTCTCGAGCTCGTTCCTCGCTCAGATGCTTTTCGAGCGCGGCGCCGCATCGCATACGCTCACGTTTTACCCAGTGCCTACGCTCGCGCTGAATGTGGTGCTGTATCTGGCGCAAGCGATCGCACAATTCACGGCGCCGTCGAACGTGGTCTCGCTGCCGTTCGGATATCAGGAGTTACTCACTTACGAGCTCGCTTTGAAAGTGGCGGCTAAGTTCGGCGCGAACATCCCGCAATATCTGCCTGACGCCTGGCGCGATGCGCGCGAAAAGGTCATGGCGAGAAACTTCATCGCACAACATCGCGACGCGCGCATAGATCCGGCACTTACCGGCGGCCGCGGCGGCGATGCGCTGCTGCGCTTCTACGAGGGCAAATGAATGGAGCCGGCATCATCGGACTGTGCGCGTCACGTACTCGCCCAGAGCTACGATGCCGATGGCGTGGCGGTCGCAGATCAATACTTCGACACCGTTGTCTTTGAACGTGACCTTATGTGTTGCCGGAGCACTCGGGTAGCACGTCATCAGTTCACATAACTTGCCTTGATCTCCGGTTCGCTCGACGCGGAACCATGGCAGCTCCATCAGCTTTGGGCTGTGGATGGTGTCAATTATTTCCATTGAAACTCCCCATCCTATCTAAAACAAGATGAATTTTCAGCCGTTCCCTGGATTTGTCGGTCAAACCTACCAAGCGGCGGCGGTGCGCGCGGCTGCGGAGCAAACCGTGAACCTTTACCCCGAGGCCATTCCGGGTCCGGGCGGCGGGAAGGGGCGGCTGGTGTTATGGCGCACGCCGGGCCTCGCGCTCTTGCAAGCTTTGCCGGATCAACCGGGCCGCGGCGCGCTCAACGTCAACGGGCGCGTGTTTGTGGTCGCGGGCGGCTCCTTCATCGAGCTCACAAGCTTGACGACTGCAACGGTATGGGGCACGCTCGCGGCGAGCGGCACATCTCCAGTAGACATCGATACCAATGGCGTCCAGGTGTGCGTGATCGCGGACGGGCTCGGCTACGTGTTCACGCTCGCGAGTAACGCCTGGCAGCAAATCACCGGCACGACGGGCTTTCCAGCTTACGCGGAGGGCCTGAGCACGATCGACACGTACTTTATTACGTTCGATCGCTCGACAAATCGGTTCTCTCTGTCGGGGTTGCTTGATGGTACAACCTGGTCGGGGCTTGATATCGCGTCTACGCAGCAACCGGATAACCTCGTCGGCCTCGCGCAATCGCATCTCTACCTGTGGCTATTCGGGAATAAGTCGATTGAAGTGTTCCAGGACACCGGCGACGCGAACACGCCATTCCAACGCGTACCGGGGGCGGAAATCGATCAAGGCTGCGGGGCGCGGCTCTCGATCGTCGCACTCGATAACACGCTGTTCTGGCTCGGCGACGATACGCGCGGGCCGGCGGTCATTTATCGGGCAGACGGCTTTTTACCGACGCGCATTTCCAATCACGCGATCGAGCATTGGATTCAGAGCTACTCGCGGCATGATGACGCGGTGGCCTTTGCCTATCAGGAGAGCGGTCATCTCTACTACGCGATCACGTTTCCTTCGGCGCGCAACGGCAAGGGATCGACTCACGTGTACGATGTGGCCACTCAGATGTGGCATGAGCGGAGCTGGTGGAACCTCAATACCGGCCTCTACGAAGCACACCGCGCGCTGTACCACGTGTTCGCCTGGAACACACATATTGTTTTCGA